GCATCATTGATTAGATCATCCGCATAGTCTTTTGCATTTTGCTCTGCTGTATTTGCATAACCCTGAGCAGTTGAGAGCGCTGTTGTTATCTCTCCGTTTGTGTAGGAGTTTGCATTTGACTCAGCATTTGATGCTGCTGTGCCTGCATATGTCTGTGCATCTAAAAGAGCCTGGTTTGCTTTTGATGTGGCATCAGATGATGCTGCTGAAATTGCATTTGACTCAGCAGTGTTTGCGTAACCCTGAGCTGTTGATAGAGCTGTGGTAATTTCTCCATCTGTGTATGTGTTTGCATCTGACAATGCGCTTGCTGCAGAGCCATGTGAATCAAATGTGTTGGCATTTACTGTAAGTTTTCCTGAGCCATCAACATTAAATACGGTAGTATCAACAGACTTTACAAGTGTCGCTCCGCCTACAAGATTAAGAATATACTGATCACCAGAGGTAGACTCAGTAAGGATATTATGGCCATCGATTGTACCTGAAGTACCTTCAACAATGAGGCCTGATTTAATTCTAAAGTTTTTTACTACTGTTGCCATTTGTATGACTCCTCTTACTGCTTATTTATATTTTTACTGCTGTTCTGATAAATCTTGCCGTGATTTCAGTGCTCACTGGCGCTACCACAAGACTAATTATACCTTGATTTTCTTCAAATGTATAAGTAAATAGATTGTTATCTGTGTTTGAAACGATGTCTGATTCAGAAACATGAACATTTATTCCATCTTGAATTGCAGATAGGCTACATGTATAGAATGAGGCACCTCTAGAAATCTGTAGTCTATAGTTTACGCTTCTCCAGGTATCTAGAGCAAATGAATCTATTGCCGTTGGGTTCTCAATTCCATTTACTACTAAGTCGTTGTTTCCGTCTAATCCAAGAAGCTCGGATACAGTATCAGTATTATTACCAATCCCCTCAACTAATGTTGCAAGGTTATTTACCTTGTAAGTTATAGATGATGAATCAGTTGAATTTGTTACACCAATAACATTTTCTATTGCCTCTATAGCGTCATTAACATTTTGATGCTGCTGAGCGTGACCAACTAAAGAATCGGTTGACTCAGGGTTTGATAGGTTATCTTTTTCTACAGGAAATGCTGTTGCCATTTTCCCCCCTTGTACTACGTGTTATATAGATAATTATATCAGGATATTTTATTCTCCCTGAGATAATTTCCATTCTTGATAAAGTTGTTCTAGTGCTGATCCCAGACTTTGATCTGGGGAAGATATTGCACCTGGTGTTTGTGCATCAAACTCATGTGAGTCATGCACGATTGCATTATCTGTGAAGAACACATCATAAGGCTCTGTATTTATTGATATCACAAGCTCATTGCCTTCTATTGTCTTAAGATCAATAACTGGCTGCCAGCCATCAAACATTGGACTATAGATCATATCTGTATCAAGTACATCATAAACCTTAACAAACTTAGATACACCGTCTCTTTGTACAAGAATGTAGTGAGAGTAAGAGTATTTATTTCCATTAATAATTACTACCTTGTCAACAATTCTTGCAGACAAGCTAACAATGGTCGTTTCGTAGTTTGTATTAATTACTGGGTTTTCCGCTGACCAATTAGAGAAATAGTCTGCCAATGTTTGTCCAGATGTTAAGTCTAGGCCTTCGATATCAGCTGAGTACAAAACGTCGCCAACTGATAGGTTATGTGCCAGTGTCAATCCTTCTGGAACTTTAGATGCAACTAATGTATCTGCACCAATTGATTTTACTGGTGTAAACCCAAATGGTGTAAACCCAAATGGTGTAAAGCCAAATGGGGTGAAGCCAAATGGAGTAAACCCAAATGGAGTAAAACCAAATGGGGTGAAGCCAAATGGTGGAACATAACATGCATTTGGAATTCCAAGCAAAGAAACAATTTGAGCCCCAGTTAAATTAGGGTTATCTGTAGTTCCTGTTATATGGCTTCTATTTGATGAGTCGGTTGGATAAGGTCCAGTTCCGCCACCAGAAGTATATGCCCCGCCATAATCACCACTTGTTCCAACGCAAAATACATAGATTTTATATCCTGGAGCCTGATACTGATATCTATTTATACTTACACCTGTTGGGAATGTTACGTATCTAGTATCGTATTGCGTTCCAGCAATTGGTGACTGTGCAACAATTTGTCCGTTTAAAGAAGCATCTGTAGTTCCAGTGTTTTGATTTGTTGTGAGTGTCCAGTCTCCGTATGTTCCATCTGCGGTTGAAGTTCCGACATAATTTGGAACTGTCTTGTATACAACGGCTGGTTCTTGATAAACATATGAGCTTACGCTTACTTGTAAAGGAAGATCTGCTTGTGCAACAGAATAAGTGCCAGCAGCTGGGCTTTGGCTCGCAATTGTTCCTGTTAAAGCACTATTAGATGTCCCAGTGCCAGCTGCGTAATAAATTGTGTAGTTTGTTCCATTGTAAGCACTCTGTGACCCAACAAAATTTGGAACTGTGACGGATACTGGAGGATTAACTGTGGCTTTTGCGCTTCCAGAAGACGCAATAACACTTGATGTTCCTCCGCTATTAGTTGCAGTACCGAATGCACGATATCTGATTCCATCTTGAACATCGCTAGCATCAACCGTATATGATTGAGTGGATAATCCGCTTCTCAATTCTACTCCATCTGAAACTGAAGAAGGTACTGATCCAGCCTTTCCAATAATTTTAACATTATCTGACTCAGGGCTATTTTCCCAGCCGCTAGTTGATGCGTATATTGTATCTCCCGCATACACGTCTCCTGTTGGTTCTAAGAAAACCGTTCCATTTGCTGGTGGAAGATATGCAGATGTTATTACGCCTGCATTTCCATCCCATGGCCCAGAAAATCCACGAGATGTTCCATATACACGGACAATCCAAGGACCTGTTTCTACTCCTGGTCCAGTTGAAACATATGTGCTAGTTGCAGTGGTGGTGCCGCTGTATGGCATAAGCATTAATTCAGTTTGTAGCGTTTCATCATTAAAATACTGCATATAAATTTCTGCACTTGTTTGAGTTATATTTGTATTTGTCCAGCTTATCTGAACTGCCTGTTCGCTTACATATGGAACAGGCGCTGTAAGTGTAGCTGCAACTGATGCCTTTTTTGGCAAAAGATCTGCAATGGTTTGACTTGATCCAGTTCCAGTAAATGTAAATGAAGGGTTGCTAATGGCATCTCTCCACCAAGTTAAAGAAGGACTAGATGTATTGTTGAATGGTTGTACGGATATTCCAAGACTGGTTAGTCCAAATAAAGCTGTTAAATCTGTGGCTCCAAAATCTTTATCGTATAAATTATTTGCTTTACCAATAATTGTTTCTGTATATGCAGGTATTCCTGGGCCTTGATATGTAACATAGTATCCATCTGCACCTTCAGATACATCCCAAAAAAATCTTATTTTTCCATTAATATAACCACTAGAATCTTGTTGTACAAATGCCATAGAATTTGCAATTCTCTGTGGTGGAAGAGGTGAGCCATCTATTGCTGCATATACTGGATCGCTATCGGTTCCTCCAGTAACTGCAATAACTTTACATCTAATAAAATAACCAACTTCATCTTTTGTTAAAGCGTAGCTGCTTGATATAGCTCCAGAAAGATCAGACCAGTACGTTACCGTTCTATATCTTGGAGGGTTAAACGGTGTTAGGTCATCTTGAAATATTTGCTCTTTTTGATTATATCCCTTTTGCCATTGATACTTGTATGAGTCTGGCTCAATAGCCCACGTTCCATTGTTTACTGAAACTGTTTGACCAGCTCCATATGCAAATGACCCAGCAGACCAAGTAAATTCTGGGGCAGTAATATTTGACTGTCCTGAGTAAAACTCAACCCAAGCTGAACCATTCCAAGATAAAGCTTTTTTTGCAGCCTTCCAGGTACCACCGTCAAAAATGTTTAATTTTTTAGGTGTGTTCCAACTTGAACCATCAAATATTTTAAATGACATTTTATCTCCTAGTACTGAATGTAAATATCTCCGACGGCAACACCAGATGGAGGTGTAGCACTGCTACCATATGATATTGTGTTACCTGTTATTGAGCTGTTAGAGTTTGCGTATCCGCTAGATAGGCTTACTGACTGTCCCAAAGAAATCTGTGTTCCATTTATTGTTATAGAGCTATTTTCTAGGTAGCTGTTTGGCACAGAAGATAGTATCTGCATTAAACCATTAGATGCCTGCAAAATACCAGAGCCAAGATCTGGCAAAGCAATATTTCCAGATAATGCTGGATTTATCTTTGTGGCGTATGTGTCTTGTGCATCATTAAGAGATAAATATGTTGCTATCGCATTATTTACGCTTAAGAATGTTTCTGATAAAGTAGCTTCCTTTAAATACGTTATATCTGCTTCAGATTTTGTCAAATAGTTTGCATTTGCATCTGTATTTGATAGGTAGGTAGTAGAAGCATCTGATTCTTTTAAGTACCCGACAATTTCTGCACCTGTAGGAATTGTTACAATTCCAGTAAATACTGGATCATGTATTGTGGCCTTTAGAGCAACATTTTCAATTGTTTCGTATGTTGTTGCTGCTAGAGATGAGTCAAGCTTTAATCCAATAGATGTATTTATTGCAGATAGTCCGTCTTGATTATCTGCAAGTGCTGCTGCAAGCTCGCTTAAAGTATTAAGTGTACCTGGAGCAGATGCAACTAAAGCCGCAACTGCATCATCTGCATATTGCTTAGTAGCAATTGTGGAAGGTATTACTGATGAGCTCAATACACCATTTGAATCTAGCCCAGCAAAACCATTAATTTGATTTCTATCTGCTTCTAGCACATAGTCAGACAAAGAGTTACTAAGGTTTCCAGTGAGCTCTGTTCTTAAATCATCTACAGCGCCTAGAGCTGCCTGCAAAACCTGAGTTCTTGCAGAGTTGGTTGCGGATACGGCTCTTGCATTTGTAAAGTAAAGATTAGTTCCTTCTGGTACATCTGTAGTAGAGTTTATACCGCTGTCAAAATTTGCTACAGCCACAGCTATATCTGAAGCGACTGCATTTCTTGCTCTTGACTCAGTGAAGTATAAGTTTGACCCCTCTTCAATATCTGTGGTTGTCAATGAACCTATTACTGTATTTATTTCTGCTGTTCTTGCTAAAGCCTCTGTTGAAATAGCTGCATTTCTATCAATAACTTCGTTTGCAATGGCTGACTCTATTTCTCCATGCATAGCGGCAGATACAAGTAAGTCTTTTTCTGTTGCGTCTGTCGCTGCCTCTAGTATTGCTTCTGCTTTTGCAGCTGCGGCTTTAGCCGTTGCGTCTGTTGCTGACTCAGAAATTGCTTCTGCTTTTGCTGTATTTGCTTTTGTTGTAGCATCTAATGCGGCTGTTGATATTGCTTCTGATTTTGCAGTATTTGCCTTTGTTGTAGAGTTGGCGTCTGCTAGCGAGAAAGCGTTATCTATATTATCTGTTACAGCTGCCTCTGCTCTTGCATTTGTAAAATATAAGTTAGTTCCTTCTTGAATGTTTGTCGTTGATGCTGCAGCTAGTGCTGCTTCAAAGTCTGCTGTAACTGAATACTCATCTGGTAGCTGTGTAACTGCAAGCTTTCCTTCTGAATTTAGTACAGCAATACCGTTTGCCTCTCCAGGTTTAAACGCATAAGAGGTTATGTCGTTCCAGTGTAAACCATTTCCAATTTTAAATTTTAAGGTATCTGTTTCTATACCTATTTCTCCATTTAGCAATATTGGATTGTTTAATGTCCAGTTAACTGCTAAGTCTCTTCTAAATTGTATTCTGATTGCCATTAGTTTGATCCTCCGAGGTCTAGTATTTCGCTTCCTTCTTCATCTATGGAGCTACCGCCATCTACAAGTGTATCATTGGTATCTGGCTCAAATATAGAGTTATATTCTCCTCCATCAAATGCAGTAAGCTCCTGCCAAGTTCCATCATTATTGGACAACGGTGTTCCTCCTTCTACCCCAACAATTTGTGGGAAATTAATTTGTGGCCCAGACTCTACGTTAATAGCGTCAAAGGTTATTTTATTCTGAATGTCAATTGTATGTACATCTCCATCGTAATTGTGAGTGTGCATATAAAATGGCGTTGGATCATCGCTTGGAGGAGTTAGCTCTACCCAAACTGTTCCATTGTATATTCTAAGGTTTTTAGTAACAACATTAAAATATACATCGCCTTCTATTGCTGCCTGCGGGTCCTCGTAGGAAGTTAATAGGTTAAGCGCCACCATCATTTGTCTTGACATAATTATCCGATTACAACTACCTTAAATTCTCCAGCAGATGGTGCTACTGCAAAATCAATTGTTACTGTGTCTGCATCTGTGTGCTTAACATCTGCTTCTACTTGTGCATATGGGGAAGCAGCCTGGTAGATCTGAACAATCACATCTGTTGTATCTAGGTTATGAGTAATAGAATATGATGTTGACGATGAAGACAGTGTCTCAGCATACTTTCTTGCAATTGCATGGTAGTGTGCTCCATCATTTGTTACTTGCCACTCAGTTGCTGATTCTTTCCAAAGTATAGAAACATCTGATTCGTCTCCACGCTCAACAATAATTCCAGCATCTGTTATAGGTGTTCCAGAAAAATCTGTATTTAACTTAATAGTGTTATCAACAAGATTAACTTCTGTTCTATTTATTGCATTAACAGTTCCGTTTACATTAAGATTTCCATCTACCTGTAAATCACCGCCAACTGTTACATTCCCATCAGTTACTAATGTGTCTGTGTTTAAAGTTGTCGCATTTACTGTTCCAGTAGAAATGCTACCTGATACAGTTACATCTGCTGGTAAGCTTATAGTAGGTGTAGAGCCTTCTGAGCCAGATCCTGTTACTGTTATCTGATTTGTTGTTCCAGAAATTCCAGCAACATAGTTTCCAGCTGTGTGTTCGCCAAGATTGACGATGGGCATTGCATGCTGGTGATCTGCTCTTGCAACAGAACTAGATGTTCCCTCAAAAGCGGAATCTCCAGGAGTAATTGTTGTCGGTACGATTCCTGTTCCAAAATCTCCAGAAGCTCTGAGCCACTGTGTACCATTAAAGAAATATAAGAAGTGATCTGATGAATCAAAGTAGATTTGACCAGATACTGGGTTTGAAGGCGCTGCGCCTAAATTTTGAATTCTAGCATTGAGTAACTCATTCTTGTTAAGATCAATACTAACTAAATATTTTCTTGCCATTTGCTATCTCCTTTTTAGGACAGGAACACTGTCCCTGAAAATGGCTGAGCCATTGTCAATGTTATTTTGTTTAAAGAGCTATACTCTACTCCAGTTTCTAAAGTATCTCCTGCGCTTGATTTAACTGTAACGTTTGGGCTAAACCCTAGGTTATGAGTTATTTCAACAGAATAAACTCCATCGACTGGACCTACTAACTGATTGAGTTCCCATGAAGCCTGAAAATGTTCTGGCACATTATTCAATACTATGATTGCTGCGTCTGACCATGAACCATCTGACTTCTTTGGACCGTAGAACTCTGTAGTTTCTGTATTATAATAAAAATCACCAGACAAACCTAAATTGTTTGCTGGCGCTGTAGATCCGTTTAAAATTGTTCTTCCTCGTGGGCCTTGTGGTCCAGGAGAAGAAACTATAACCTGATTTTTTAATTCTTTAACAATTACTTTTTCAGACATTAAATTGTCACCGATCTACTGAGAGTTATAAAACCTTCAAGGAGTTTTATTTTATTCCCATTAGAATCGATGACCATAATGTCGTAAGACGACTTTGGATAGAACAGTTTATTAGTCTGAGTTGGTGTCATTTTAACATTCAATGTGCCTGTTGGACCATCTATTGTTATACCTCCAGATGGAGAAGTAAGAGTGAAGGCTAACTTAGACCCGCCCTTAGTATCCCTAACCTGTAACTTTGCCGATGCACCAGTAAGATCAATAGCTGTAACTTCATCTTCTTGTGTGTATTGCACTTGAAAATCGAAGGTAGCATTTTGATCTACTTCAAAGTTTTTCTGTACTGCCATTTGCCATAGTCTCCTAAATAGGAATACTCCTGTACTAATTTTAGCACAAGAGTATTTCTAATTGACTAATTACATAGAGTACGAGACTTCGTAAGCCTCATCGATAGTTTCTGGTGCATCTGGTCTTCCAGTGCAGTTGGTACTTTCGTTCTTATCTATTGAGAAAGCTATTTTTAGCATATGTGAGTACTTTTCATGATACTGCTTCATCTGCTCTTTCATAATATCCTTATGGTCTTCAGGGTATGGCTCGTTTTCAATATCTGACCAGACTTGACATAATAAAATATCGTAGTAATCATCTGGGCTAAATTCTAGGTCTGGTCTCCAATGTACATCCTGGTTGCCAGTAAGCCAAACGGTAGATCCTTCAACAGGCATTTCAAATCTAGCATCCTTAACATAAAAATCCCATTGCTTGGTAGACTTTAATCTGATTGAAGCAGTATATATTATTTTATTTGCAACCACATCCGCATGAGGGGTAAGAGTTGGCGGGTTTCCGCTTTCTGGAGAATATCTAGCAAAGATTAAAGCAATGTTTTCGTCTGGAATAAAATTTTGACCAAGCTCTTCCGCTTTATGCTTTAAAACATCTCTTATCTTTTGATCCCAGCCTCGACTTAAAGTTATAAAACCGTTATTGGCAAACTTAAACATATAGGCATACTTGTCATTTTTTTCATCGATGCCCTTTTGCATTGTTGCATACACGTTGTCGTAAACAAGATCTACTAAATCTTGTGTAAAAAAATCATCCATTGCTACTGGTTCTATTCTTTTAACTAACATAGAATAATTATATCACGATAGAATACTAAAAGGCTAAGGGGTTTAGCCCTTAGCCTTTTAGTATAATTTACTTAGATTCTGTTGTAAAACCGAATTCTTTGTTGCTTGGGCTTAATGCCTTGAGGATAACTGGTGCAACTGCTGCAATTCCACCCATAAGGAGGTCCTTTGGATTTGTGTTTCCAGTCATGTATAGCGCAATTGCTGCTGATAGGAATGCTCTAGCATATGTTCCTAGTGCTGCTAAGACTTGCTCTGTCATTGTTACCTTTCCATCTTTGTTTAAATCCGCTTTATCGAATTTAGCCATTTTATCATCTCCATTTTGAGCACGGTGCTCAGAATTTTGGGTTTCCCCAATACTATTATTCTACCACTATGCAGATATATCTACCAGTTCACAGTTTCCATCTGAGCTGCAAGCTAGTGTGGCATTTGTTGAAGTTCCATCCTCTGTTTCATAGAAAGAAAGATCTTCCCATCTAATGTTGGCTGGCATCCTTGAAAGAAGTTCTTCATATTCTTCTTTAGAAACTTCTTGATAGGGAGCTTGTTTATAAGTATGATCTGAATGAGGAAGGAATGAAATTCCAGAAACCTCATCAAAATGCTTGTAGACCCAAGCTCCAACCTCCATCCATTCTTCTTCTTTTACAGAAACCGTAATAGATGGCTTATGTTCACACCATGCTCTTTGATAAACAAGCCATGTGTCTAAGTGTTCAAGAGCAGTAAGATCATTTCTAACAACTGCACCCTCTGGTGCCTTTACTGGAAATGAGAAAACGTAAGTATCATTTGGCTTCATAACATCATCTTCTACTGGAATGCCAACCTCTTTTAAAAACACTGAGATAGGGTCTCCCTTTGAGCCACGTACTGTACGAATATAATATGGTGAATGCCATGGATGCATTCCTGAAGATACCCCGACCAATTGGGACACTGTTCCAGAAGGCTTTACACACGTAATAGCTGCAGACACAGGAATCCCAATTTTCCCAGCCTCTTCTGTATTAACTTTTCTTGCTTCTTCTCTAAGAGTCATAAGGAATTGTTCAAGGCCAATTATGTCTTGCTTTCCAGACATAAACTTATGTCCGAATTGCCCAGTTAAAGAAACTCCAAGCAGGCGCTCTTCTTCTGTGTTGTCTTTCCATATTTTACGAAGGTACTTAAAATCAGTTAATGTGGATTGCCAAGTACCAAGAATTGTTGCTAATCTTACTTTGTTTTGAATATCTTCTTTTGTATCTTGCTCACGTAATACGACTTCTGAAAGATTACAAAACTGATAGGGACGTAGAATAATCTCTGAGCACGGATTCGTTCCGTAGTGGATCTCAGGGTCTCTAAGACCGTATTTAGCTGCTTGCTTCTGCGCTGCTGCGACGTTGTATATTCCACGTTCCCCAGACTTTGAGTCATATAAAGATTTCCATTCTGCAATAAACTGCTCCATCTCTGGTTTACGAGAATACGCAACAGAGTTATTTGAAAGAGCTCTTTGTGGATTATTTTCCCACCAATTACCTGACTTTGCTTGTGCCATTTCAATATCGTTTATGTTGGACAAAGAAATCATTGCTGATCTACGCACCCCACCAACAACAACCACCTCGCCAATTTTGCACATTATATCGTGTGCCTCAATTGGCTTTAAATTTCTACCTGCTGCATTTTTAAATTTAGCAATAGTAAAATCAAAAAGGTTTACAAGTGGTTGTGGTCCAGATGAGCGTCCACCCATTGTCTTAAGTCTTGCTCCAGCTGGTCTTACTTTAGAAACATCAATTGCTGGAATCTGTCCAGACCATAGTAAAGCAAGAAGCTCACGATATGCCTTAGCCCAACCTTGCTTTGAATCTTCTACTGAAATAACTGTAGATGACTTCTCAAATGACTCAGGGACGGCAGGAAGCTTATTAACATACTTATACTCTACAGAAAATCCTACACCTGTTCCACACATAAGAATGTACATTGTCTCGTCAAACGATCTTGGAGAATCAACTGGAACAAATGAGCAGTTGTATCCAGCTACATTATCTCTTTCCAAAGCAGCTCCAGCTGTCATTACGGAGCGCATAGAAGGCATTACATTTCTGTCAAATACAAAATTTTTAAGTTCATTAACAAGCTTTTGATCTGGAATATAGTTGTGATTTTTATCTAGGTGGGAAACCATGAAGTCAAAATACCTATCTACTGTTTCACCCCATGTTTCTCTGCGTCCTTCTGACTCTACCCACTTTGCATAGCGTGATAGAGCAATAAAATTTTCATACGGGTTTTCGATAGTTCTTGACATTTATCCGACCTTTTCTCCGCCTTGCGGTATATTTTAGTGTAAGGTTCCAATTCTACCAAAACAAAGTTCTTTAAGGAAGCGGTTATGAAAACTTTTTGTAGTTTAAGATTTTTTTATTAGTCAACTAGCAAGTGTTGACATCGAAAATACATTTAGTATACTTCGTTAAGGGGGGTCGGGGGGTCAGTAAATCAATAAAATCAATAATATTATATATATATCTTATATATAAAGAGTAGATTGAACACTCATAATTCTAGTCAACTAACTTGACAGTAACTTAGCCACAATGATATGATTGTAGTTCGTTATCTCTAAAGGAGGAAATGCCAATGGAGAATATAAAACAAAAGCTTAGCGATTTTGTTCATAGTACGACTGCAATTGTAATGGTAACATTATTTTTGTTTTCAAACAATACTGTGATGCCAGCGCAAGCTTTAACAGTAAAACCAAAGACAGAAGTACAACTTAAGAAAGAAACCTTAGACAAGTACAGCAATACTGTTTATAAGCCTTCTGATCAACTTTCAGATGAAGAACTAAAAGACCTTCTCTGGGCTGTTGGATTTGAAGGAAAAGCCCTTAAAACGGCTTGGGCCATTGCTAAGAGGGAGTCCAATGGGCGACCAAAAGCTTACAATGGTAACAGAGCAACTGGAGACAGTTCTTATGGAATTTTTCAGATCAATATGTTGGGTAACCTCGGCGTAGATCGTAAAGAAAAATTTGACCTGACGTCAAATGCACTACTATTTGACCCAGTAAAAAACGCAGAGATAACGTATTACATGACGGACGGCGGCCAAGATTGGTCATCATGGAAAGGGTTAACACCCAGAGCACAGGAATTTTATTTAAAGTTCCCAGCAAATTGATCGGAGGGGGTTATGCAAAAGATACAGTACGTATCTAAATACATATCCCTATCAGAAGAGGGCCTTGTTCCTAGGATGTTATGTCCAATGGACCAGGGCCTTCTTCTATGCAATCAAGACATGGAAGATAGGGTATACTTGTATTGTATTTCTTGTAATTATAAGAAGATGCTTGGACTAACAATGTATCTATCAATAGTTGAGGCGGTTAACAAAACCCTATGAGTGTCTATATAAATGATATTCAATTCCCAAACGATCATTTGTTTGATGTGATTATTGACCCAATATACTTAAGCTTGTCTTCTGGTCAAAACGTAGATTCAAGCAAACCAATTCACACAAAGATGTTAGTTCAGTACATACAGCATGGGATGAAGATTCACTTAAATGGCGAAGATGTCTTCGTCAAAAAAATATTTTTAGACGAACAAAACGAAAATACTCCGTTTTATTTTATGCATATATATAAAACATCTGGGCTTTCTTTAAGAGAAGAGCTTATGAAATATTTTAGAGGTCAGCAGGTATATACAAATTATATAGGTCATATCGATGATAATGAATTGTTGAACTCAAAACTTATATCTGGTCATTTTGCATCGTACCCAACAGAACTATATCAAAGTTACGACAAAGAGCTACATACAGTTTCAGTGTTTAGAGATCCAGTAGATAGAACTATAAGCCATTTTTTATATGAAAATAGCTTGAGGACTATGGAGGCTAGAAAAAACAAGGATGTCCCAACTGTTGAAGACTTTGAAGAGTTTCTGGCTGACCCAGCTAATTTTATTGTAATTAAAGATCTTCAAACCAAGAATCTGACATCCTCAATGAATACAGAGCTGTCTAACCAAACAGCAGAGTCGTTATTTGAAGGTCAGTCCGATATCAATGGGGCTATAATGAAATTAGGGTCAACCTCTAGATTTATATCACAGCAGTCAGACGAATCTAATTGGAGAAAGCATTTACAAAAGCTATCATTTTATGGCACTATTAATAATAG